GCCATCTTCTCGGTAACATAGTTACGTCGAAGGGCAGTACCAGTCCAGTCACTGATGTCAATCCACTTTGATGCTAACCACTGGCTGTATTTGCCCTGAGGTAGAAGGTGAACGCCTTCTCGAATACCCATACCTGTAGGGTCACCAGCAAGTCTTGCGGCTAACTTAGGGTCACTCATTAGACCTTTAACCATCTGGTTATACGCCTCTTGCTTGAGGAATCTGGGAGTGACTCCTTCAAGTAGGTTGACAGATATACCTTCAAACACATTCCAGATTGGATAGGCAATGTTACCAAGGTTAGCTTCGGCAAGGGGACGTACCATATACCGCATGATTACGTTACGGAAATGGTTGTTCTCAAGTTTGTCTGCGGTGCGGACTAGGGCTAGGGTAATACCAATCAAGGTATCGCCTCTACTGGCCATCTTAGCCGCAGATATGGCTCTCTGCTTTGTGGTCATATACTCTATCATATGTTCCACACCACCAACCCTTGTGGACTGGCCTAACTTAATGGCCGACTCGATATTGATAGCACGTTTAGCTCCAAAGGCTGGAATCTCTTTGGTCAATGCTGCAACAACCTTTGGAGTACGGGTAATGCCAAGTGCGTCAGCCATACGTGTGGCAGCTTCGGCAGGAGAGTTGTTCTTTATTACAAAGTCATCGATGATGGAGTTAACCTCAGATACAATGGTGTGGTCCATTTTCTCGGTTAGCTTACCACCATGTTTGACACTCCATAGATATACCTGTCTATCATCGAGTGGCATGTGACGGCCAAGCATTTCACCCAAGTCGGACATAGGGTCGCCTACGACTCTGGGATTGTCGATGAAGGCTTTACGAGCATCTAGCAGGGTGGTAGACAGGTCATCGACGGTAATTTGGTGCAGGGCTTTACCAGTACGTAGGGTAGCCGCGGAATGTAGGTGCATTAGGAACTCGTCACTTTGGGCATGTAGGGCTTGAGCAGTACTCTTGGCCATACGTGTCTTTTGGAAGTTCTTGATGACATCGAAGGGAATATCTAGTACATCGTACATACCCTTATTAACTGCCAATAGGGTTCTGCTCATCCTAGACATACCTAGCTTTTGCAGTACCTTGGCCGGCTTGGATAAACCCCACCCAGGTATATAGGTGATTGGGTCAAAGCCAATCTCAATCAACAGCTTCTGGTACCATGGTATGTCAGTATTTTCCCATGCAATACCAGCAGCTTTCCATGGACTTATACCTGAGGCACGAGCTTCGTCATAGGCACGGTCTACATTGTAAGACTCGATTACCTTACCTATCTGCCTTGCAATCAGACCAGACATGGGATAGTTCACACCTTTGAAATAGGGCTCCATCAGGTTTGCAACATGTTGTAGAGGACTCTGCACCATGAAGAAGGCTTTGTCCCAGAAGGATTTTTCAGGTACTTCCCACTCTTTAATACCTGCCAACACTTCGTCACGGGATTGATCCCACTCCAATGCAGCATCACGGTAGACGGAAACGGCAGCGTCGATGTCCATAGCTTCGGTAACCGCTCCTGGAGGCAGGTCCATCAAGCTGGCATATCGCAGCATTTCTTCCATGGTCCAACCCTCAGGCAGCTCTAGGGTATAGGGAGCAGACATAGACTTGAGCAACTCGTCTACGGTCATCCTCTGCAATGAGAGTGCAGGTTGCTTGGGAGTCTTAGCCAGGAACTCTCTAACCTCCTGTTCCTTATCCTCATCAAGGGCAAGCCAGTCTGGAACCTCACCAGCTACCTTACCTGTACGTGTTTCAATGGCGAGGGACATTTCATCCTTATCAGCCTGAGTCAGCTCACCAGGTTCACCAGGATGGAACTTCTCAATGTATTCATCGGTTGAGGTTACACCAAGCATTACCGCGGTGTCTATGTTGTTGTAGAACTCGGACATGAACTTGGCTTCGGACATACTATTGATGTCTGCGGTAGCCCGTTCTTGTATGGCCACCTTTTGGTCCTCAGGCAGTCCAGCCCATGCATGTCCAACAATGTCTAGGGCTCCTGGTTTCCATATGTCAGTGGTCTTGATTCCACCACTGAGGAACACAACTAGGCTGTCTAGCCAGTTCTTGGGCTTGTATACAGGAGTGCCTAATGCACTAACTGACTCAGGCTTGGCTACAGCACGGAGTTGATACAGGTCCGTCTCATGCCCAGGAGGACCATATTGCATAGGAGCATAGGCTTGAGTTTGTGTCTGCTCAAACCGTTGCTGCCAATGCTCCTTCCGCTTGTCGGTATCAGTTGATGTTAACTCTTGTGGTTTCTGAAACTCGTCCATTATAGACTCCTAACCGACTACTTTCGATTGGATCCTTTGCCAACCTTCTTTGTAGTAGCACAACCACCTCTACCCTTGTTGGCTCTTACACCTTTTCCACTTCCATCTTTCTTTGGTATTCCTTGCATTTTATACCTCCAATTACATTTCGCCTAGACCTTCAATGGGTTCGGTTTGTTCTCTTGGCATGACCTCTCTCGGTACGGTTGGCTGTGCTCCAGGTGCAGATTGTTGCGATACAGCTCCAATCTCAGCCTCGATACTGGCGGCTAGTTTCTCATACAGTCTGGCACCTTCAGTGTTGCCATCCTTCCTCAACTGTTCGGAGTATTCTTTGTAGGCTATGATAGAATCTACCATGATAGCCCTTGGATCCATCATAGCATCCTCACTGCGTAGTTGAGCCTGTGTCTCCATAGAACTGTTTATCTCAGGGAACATACGTTCCATAATCCAACGCTGTGGTAAACGGAAGTTAGGATTTAGCATCCTTGCTACGGTAGCCCTTTGGACAAGGTAGCCTGGAATCTGAATCTCACTCTTGACCTTAAATGCACCATCAGGAGGTAGCTCTTTGGGCTTTTCATAGCCTAAGGGACGGAAACCACCCACGTCCATCATGTTAATCCAGAAGTTGTCCACATCGCTAAGGACGCCTTCAACACCTTCGACATATGGTGTTAACTGCTGCAAAGCGGAGGAGGCTACGTTAGCCATGGCTAGGTAGCTCAATTGCTGCTGCAAATTACCATGCAGTACCCATGGAAACAAACCTCGCTGAATCATATTGGAGTACTCGTACATGGCCGTACGTAGCTCGACTGGGATGGAGGGAGGCTGTACCGCTCCTATCTCGTCGTTAGGACCTAACCTGTATATGGCTCCCCACTTGTCGATATTTTCTTCTGTTAGGATTTGTGTGTCACCAGTGGACTTCTCAAACCAACGATGTTGCGCGGAACTACGGGCTGTCTGTTGGATGAAACTCAACATCTTGTTGTAGTTGAGAGTCATGGATTCGTTAGTGGCTACGATGGACTCACCAAAGTTTTCCTGCCACTGTTTGCCTGTGACAATGGAACCATCATCAGGTAGACCACCAGTAGGAGACACAAACACCGGTAAAACAGACTCACCAGTCTTTTGGATAACTTTGTTAACTGATACGTCCACTTCAAGAGGCTTGACGTATTCTTGCCCAATCATAACACCATTGACAACATTGCCAGCATCGTCAAAACCCCAGTAGTCCCGTAATATGGTGTTTTGAGTAATTGGATTCTTGGTAGTCCATCCTTGCAGCATCATCTTCCGCTTAGCCTCACCTGGAGTCAGCGGATAGATGTGGGCTACCTCAAGCAATCCGTCAGCACCGAAGTCTGGATACACCTCGATAGGATTCCACACATCAGCCCATATTCGTTCCTTGGTCACCATGGCAAAGACACTGTACCAACCAGTAGCCAACATCAGGCTTATGAGCTTGGAAGTGAATCGCTGTCTACCTGCACGGCGATAGCGTTCCTCTTCTCGTACCCACACCTTGTTGACAAAGCTCTCAAGGTAGTTGGCAGTAGAAAGCTGCTCGGTAGACATACCCTGTGACTGCATCTTATGGCTGATAACAGAACTAGTCATTAGATGACGACCAAGATTATAGCCTGTCTTGGGGTCATTAGACACAACAGTCTCCATGCCTTCCTGTTTGAGAGTGTCTTTGAGACGGAGGATTTCGTACCAAGCCCGCATCTTCTTGTCTCTGGTACTCCAATTGGCTTTGAGTTTGCTGCAACGGGCAATGAGGTCACTTGCATCCATTGTTTCTGCCATTGTTTACTCCTTTTACCATCTATAACCTGACCTTCCAGCATAGCCACGCTTTGGTTGTGTTGGTGACATACAACATATACCAACGGCTGTGGCCATAAATATGTCTGTGAATCCTACCACGGCTACATCTAAGCCTACCTTTCGATGGTTGCGGCATTGACGTATGAACTCAACATCGTGGCAATCTATCCGTGGTAGGTACCTAGACATTTGGGTCATCATAAACTCTTTGGTACCACTTTTACCACTGGAGGTGTACCAGCCTGGAGATAGTGTCTCTATGCCGCTGACGATATCCTTACGCATGTAGATGTTACGACGGTTCTTGAGCAGGACGGTTATGGCCAGTCCATGTGCATTGGCTTCCCAACCTATCATGGCCTGATTATACATGGTAGAATAGCGTATGGCTTTGTCTACGGTTAGCTCGGGTCCGTATAATCCAGCATCACGGGCATGGTACTTGACATAGATACCATCCTCACTATGCTCAAAGGATAGTACGACTATACCAGTTTGTGATACTCTGGCTTGACCAGGGTCGATGGCAATAAAGTAACTCTTGCCGGGTTCTGGAGGATACCATATGTTGAGTCCGTCAATAATAGTTGGTGCTGGATAGCACTCTTTGGACTTTTCCTCCATAACCGTTTCGTCGAAGTACATGTCGCCAGTACTGAGGAAACAGGATATATCATCTTCAGGAAACTCTTGTTTGAATAGGGTACGGATGTCCCCCTTACGCCTGAGACTGGTCATAACTTTGGTCATCCAACGTCGCCAACGAATCTGGTCTATGTCGAGTCCTTTCAGGCTAACTAATGCTTCCTCATCCGCATCCATTTTGAATTGGGACTTATTGGTTTCAGGAATGTCCTTAATACGAGGGTCGCCTAGTTTTATCCGATACTCTCGGTGCATGAACCAGGCAAAGAAGTGGGAGGTGAAAATGGAATTACCACCCTTAGCGTCTACGTACCATTCATGGAACTCGTTCTCCTCACCGTTAGGAGTACTAAAGGAATCAGCAGTACCACCAGGTACTAATCTAGCCATAGCTGGAGCAATCACTCGCTCGGTAGCTTCAGGTACGTAAAAGGCATGTTCGTCGAATAGCAAGTGATGGATTGGCTCAGACCGTC